ATTGATGAAAGAACGAGCTGCCATGCCATTGATTATCAAAGACAACCGGAATCGATTCGGAAAGCTTGTGGTTGGATCTGCTACTGTACTTGCGAGTGCATTGATTGCAGTGAAGATTTACAAGGCATTCCGTGTATTGAATCCTATTGAAAGCGATAGTTTGTTGCACCCTGAGGATGCTAAGGATATCGAGAATCGTAAGCGTCTCCCTAATGATTGGGTAGACACTCACGTGAAGAATCCGGATGCAGAGGATCCAGGTACTGCTACGCTTGAGCAATTGACAGAATTGGCGGCGGCTAATAGTTATACAGTTGAGTATGTTGGAGAAACGACTTCGCGCACATTTGGTGTGGTGTTACACAATGGTGCGTTGTTAGTTCCCCGTCATGCACTGGTGGAAACTGGAGCTACTGAGATTCGTATGATTCGAAAAGCAAAGGTTCCATGGAGTGTGACAATTGGATTGGATAAAGTGAATGTTAAGATGATTGAAGGAAAGGACTTTGCCGTTATATACAGTGCAAAGATCCAAGGACGGAATTTGTTGAAACATTTACGTGATAAAGAAGGTGACACTAGTTACTTCTTTTCTATGAGTACTACGGGTAGATATGTGTATCGCGATGGTGATCGGACGCACATAGATGAAACCCGCATGTCTTATAGTCCACGAATCCTGACTACTCGCGGAGGGACATTTCCTGGATGGCAATATCGTTTACGAGAGCCTTCCTTCCAAGGAGCTTGTGGTGCTGCTTTACTTGTTATGAGTGGGCGCCGAGCTGTCTTTGGAGGAATTCATCTTGGTGGACGAGGCAACACAGGAGGTGGTGGTTCTTTCACAGCTGAGGATTTTGATGAGGCCCGAAAACACTTCGAACACTTACCCGATCTGGCGGATGCAGGGAAGTACCAAGAAGTGATTGAAGGAGAGAAACATGCTGATTTAGGTGCAGAAATACCCAAAACTCACCCGATTAATTTCGTGGCGATTGATGGGCCCGTAGAAGTTCTAGGCACCGCAACTGGAGAGTGCACAGCATATTCCTCT